AAAAATGCTCTCCGTGATACTGAAAAAATTCTTCTACATGGTTATCTTGTAAAGAAAGAAGGTTATTCACATTCTTGAATTGCTGGTCGCTCTGTGCTTGAACTGCTCCTAATACAGTTCCATTACTAGTTCCTAATATTCCCATTTTAATCATCCTCTTTTGTTTCTTCTGATATAGGTTTAGTTATCTTTACTCCTTGCTGAATCATTAGGTAATTTAACCTATCTGTTAGTATATTAATCTCACCAACAATCTCTATTGCTTCATTAGTGGCAGACCTATTATCTCGCAGGGTTGGGGGCTTTATTAAATATCCCGCAGAAGTTAATGCTATAATATCTTCCTTACTCAAATTAGTTATTGGCCCCGACTTTAGCATCTTTGGCATTCTAGGCTTAAATCCTTTATAGTCTAATCCGTGTTTATCTGCTATTATTTGTTGTTCTAACACCTCTAATTGTCTAAAAATAGAAGCGTGTTTAGGACAATAAGTTCCCCTAAGAGGCCTACCTTTCGTTACTTTTTCTAATGGCATTGGTGGTCTAAGATAATCTCCAGACTCCCATATATGGTGCATTCCACAAACAACACATCTTTCTTTTAAATTAAACTTCTTTCCATATTTTATAAATAATAATTTCTTTGGTTCTGGAGTTAATATTTTAATAATCTCTTTCTTTTGTTTTTTAGGTTTAATTGCTGATGGTTTATATTCTATTACTTGACCACTAGTTCTCGCTTGTTGAATTGGACTCAAAAGCGGATTAAATGGTTGTGGGGTAGTTTGTCCTATAATTTGTTGTTGATACATTTTTTATTCCTCAGTAGTCTTTTATCATCGTGGTTATTCCTTTATACACCATTTCCGAATCTGATTTTGCTGAAACTATATACTTAAAACACGGTATTCCTTTATCGTTTAATTTTCTCATGCCATAAGCAAACGGCTCAAATATCTCATGCTTCTCTATGGGTTTATCACTATTGTATTTTTCTCCCCATAAATCATATTTATTAGCCCAAATAGCAATAGCAAGTGGATAGTCTGAATCTCTTTTCTTTTTTCCATCAGACCATCTAGGAGAAATAATGGTGTCTACTAAAAACTTCCATGCTACTTGGTGGTCTAAATTCGATTGATTATCTAAATGTCTATGGTCTATCATAAATATAACATATTTGGGCCTACGATTTTTCATGTCTTTTTCCCATTCTTTCCAATAGATTGCTTCTCCTCCAATATCTGCACTTCTTATTGTATGAGATTCCCCATCTATCTTGATACTTTTTCTAGAGGCTCTATGTCTACCAACCGTTCTTTCAGTTATTTGCGGCACTTCTCCTCTAGTTCTTAACTGATTACTAAGAGTAGTTTTACCAACCATTGTTGCACCATATACTCCAAAGTTAATAGCATGAACCTTTTTCCAAAATCCTATTACTGCTTCTCCAACCAATATTGCGAAGCCAGTCATTAGTGACATTTAATCACCAAGAATGCCAAAAAGTGTCCAATATCCAACCCAATATATTTATGTCAAATACACCTAATATATTACCAATAAAAAAAGAAGATAAACAGATACAAGTTCCCCAAAACCACATTCTCATTTTCATAAAAAACATATCAGCAGAGTGCGCTCTTTGCTGATTATATGCGTAATCAGAATCTGAGAAACCTACTAAGTCTCCAAAAACCATCTAAGCCACCTCATTGTAGTGTGGCTAAAAATTCACTTCCGACTTCATTAACTTCTTCATTAGCAGTATTGGCATAGAAGTTAGTGTTATATTGTCTAGCACTTTCTCTCATCTTTTGCCTCTGTTGTTCATCTCTAGATTTTCTTTCCCAGTATGCCTTTATCTTTCTATCTAAAAGCCACATTTCTATTTTGTCGTTAAGGGCCAAGTCAAATATTGCTTTCATAACCATGATAGCACCTATTGTTCCTAAACCGAATAGGAATGCGTGAGCCAAAGTGGTGTAGGGGAAACTTACGCCAAAATTAGCGTAAACAAAAACATTAGCACCACTTAATGTCCCTACAAATAATATAGTCATAACTAATCTAGTATCTGTGTTCAATGCTGGCATGGTAATTCCTCAAGCGAATTCTACTGAAACTGCTGCACCTGTTCCTGCTCCAGTGGATATATCTAAGAATAATCCATTATGAGCAATAACACCGTGCATATCATACTCTATTTTTTCATCCGGAGTCCCGCCTCCAAAAACAATCCTTGCTAACTCTGTTCCTGAAGCAGCAGAAGCATTATCAAAAACTCTAACTGTGGTGGGATTAGCACCAGTATATTGGGCATGAATGCTAATTAATTTACATCTACCCGAATGTATTATGGCACTACTAGATTGTATTCCGGTACTTCTACAAGTCGCTGTCATTTCAGTCTCCTCTTGATTAATTGTTATGAGGCAAGCCTCTTAACGCTTTCTCTATTCTTCTACGGTTAAAGATTCTTCAACAACGGCTTTGGACTTTTTAGATTTAGTAATCTTTGGTGCTTTCAAAACCTTCTTTTTAGGAAGAAGGAGAGAAGATAGGTCGGATGCCTTCTTCAAATCTTCTCCTAAAACTCGACTAAGAATAGCCAAAGTTTTATCAGAAGTTTCTAAGACACCCTTCCTATCTTCTTCAACAAAGGTAAAAACCAAGTTTTCGTCACCAATACGCATCAAAGCCCAATCTACTGGAACAGTAATCGGCCCTCTTTTAGAGATTTTTCCATAGGGAGTATCTAATCTACCAATATTCCCTTCGGGGTTTAAGGTAACTTGAGGCAATTAATCACCTCAAAGATTACCATAAACTCTTACTCTAACGAAGCCTAAATCACCGTTAGCAGATTCTGCACCGGAACTAGCGGTTGTTCCCACTAGTTTGAAAGAAGTCGCACTTTCATATGCTCCTGTTGTGCTTAATTCTACAACAAATCTTTCAAGAGCAACACCGGATGCAGTTTCAGCACCAGTAATCATAACCGCAGTAATAGAACCAAGTCCTAACTTTGCCGCAGTAATTACTTCACCGTCCTCAGTGTAAGAAGTAATGTTGATATTAGCATCAACGAAATACTCGTCACCACTAACTCTAGGCGTAGTAAAGCCTTTGTGGTCGGCTACAATTGATAAAGTGTGTGTCACTTAAAACACCTCACTTTAGGTTTGTCATCTTGCCTTGACCCTTGAAGTAAGAACAACCGACTTCTCCAATTGTGCGATACAATGCTCTGTTTCCTAATTGTCCGACACCGAATGGGTTTCCGTTACTGATACCATCTTCAAAGTATTGAGTAGGCTTCATAACTGCGAGCCACATATGGTCTGTATCTAATACTAGCATGTCACTAATTGTTCCACTGTCAGCAGAAGTACTCTGCATTGAGATTACTGGAATTAGTGGAATATCGTAGTATGTTGCCACTCTATATCCTACTTCTTGTCCCTTTACTCCACGAACACCATTTACAGTAGGAACAATTTCTTTTCTGTCCATGAATCTTTCTTGGCTTTGTAGCAAGTCAGAAAGTGTTTGTAGTGTATCATATCCTGTTAGAATAACCTTTGGAGAACCACCGTTTTCACGAAGTTCTCTTAGAAGTTTGTTCAAAAGAGTTAATGTAAATGGCCTTGAATCTCCACTTGCATATCCGTCACCAAACTCAATAGTTGCATCTAGGAAAGAAGCATCATCACGGTTTGTCCCGTAAATGTGATATGCTTCACTAATGTCATTAGTTATTGATGAAACAGGGAAGTTATCCGTGTCCATTTGGTCTAATTCAGCATTAGAAGAAATAACCTTGTAAAGTGAAGTATAGTTTCTTTCAATGTTTGCAGCAGCGTTTGTCTTATCTGCTTGTAGGTATGCTTCTAGAGGAGAAACCAACATTAGATTTTGTGCTTCAGCATGGTGCTTACCCATATCTTCACGCATTTGCGCTCTAATGTCACCAATTCCATCATCAATCTGTGCCATTTCCATAGCCAATTCGCTAAAGTCAAACTGATGAGCAATTGTCTTAGGAGACATACTCAATAGAGAATATTCTGGAGCAATTGCGATTAGTCCATCTCCACTTGTAGAAAGTGAAGCGTTCTCAGGAACACCACCAATGTTATCCAATCTAGGAGCATCTGTTCCAGCCAAATCAGTTCCTGTTTGTGAGAAAGCATGAGAATTACCGCTTCCACCAGCAGGTCTCTTTGACAATACTCTCCAACCACTTGAAACATATGGTCTCTTTGACATAACTGAAAGTGCATTTACTTCACGGTTTAGCATAGACCAAACTTTCTGTCCATAAAGAACATTGTAAAGATTACCAGCAATACCAGTAGTAGGTTGTGTTTGAGTCGCTGCATCGTGTCCAGCATGAATACCGGTAACTGCGCCAGCCGTCTTTAGAAGCATATTACTGCTTCCACCTAGACTAAATCCGTATGTTTGTGCTTCTAAATCTGCAATAGTGTTAATGTAACCTGCCATTTTAAATTCCTCCTACCATCTTGTGAATGTCGTTCCATTCCATTTGTGCTACTTCATCCAATGAAGGGAGTTTAATTTGAGACTCCTCTTGAGCCTTTAGGATAGTTTCTTTCTCAACAGTTAGAGACTTCCTCAATTGTGTAAATTCTTCCTTTAGGGAAGCAATTTCGTGTTGTGCATCATATTCTGCTTTTGCCAACAAGTCTTCTCTTGTAGCGACTTCAGCATTAAAGCGATTTTCAAACTGCTTTTGCAAGTTATCGTATGCTAACTTTTCTAGTTGTTCTTGGCGGAATGCTTCGTATGCTTTCTCAATATTAGCAGTAGATAAGTCTAAGGTATCAAATTCGT